GAATAAGAATACTATAATTAAAAATTTTGGTAAATTTGCAATAAATAAAAATAGATTAAAAAAATATGGATCTTACAGAAAAATTAAAGAAGATGCAGTCTAATAATACAACTACTCCTTCTAAGTTTATTGGAAGAGTATTTGAATTAAGAGATATTACACATAAAGAACATCTTAGAACAGATTCTTATGCTAAACATAAAGCATTGAACGAATTATATGATCAATTAATTGATCAAATTGATACTTTTGTAGAAAGTTATCAAGGAAAATATGGAATAGTAGAATTTGCTATTGGATCAATTAATGTAATTGATTATATGGAGTATATAGAGGAGTTTGTTAAATATACAGAATTAGCAAGAACTGTATTTAAAGATGATTATTTAAAAAATCAAATAGATGAAATAACATCTGTTATATATTCCACAATTTATAAGTTAAAATATTTGAAAAAATAATATGAAAATATTTGATTTAAAAGATAATGAAATTGTTATTAGTCCTGAAATATTAACTGTTGATATATTTCATCAAATATGGACTGATGATAAAAGTAAAAATAAAAATAAGGCTTTAAATGATTTTAAATATATTTACCATCTATGTGATTTTAATTCTCCCTATAACAATTATTCTGAAGAAAAAAGAAAAGAAAGTATCAAAGAGGAAGTACTTGGAGATAAGACATATATTCCTTCAGAGAAAGTTCAACAAGGTTGTAAAGTATATAAAGCTTTAAAAGAAACTCCTATTGAAAGATTGTTTTATAGTGTTAAAGATAAGGTTGAAGAAATATCTAATTATTTAAATGAAACTGAATTAACAGATACTACAATTACACCTGTATTAAAAATATTTGATTCTATCAGTAAAACAGTATCTCAATATAAAACTTTAGAAGATGCTGTTAAATCTGAAAAGAATGCTACAGGTAATAAAATTAGAGGAGATAAACAAGTAAATTCAGCTTTTAATGAATAATGTTACATAATACAAAAGTTTTTTTAGGAGCAAGAGAAGAGTATTTACTTACAGGTCAATACACTAAAGCATTACCAGGAACTTATCAATTTAATGAATTTTGGAAAGAAGAGCAAAGAAAGTGTGTAGAAGGAGTTAATGTTGGTAATTTATATATACCAGGTACTTACTATTTCTATTTAAATTATACTAGAATGCTTCTTAAAGACGAATCAACTGGTAGAAAAACACAAGGATTTCCAAGATTTACAGATGTGGATTTGGAATTTTTTAGTTTAATAGAACAAGCTAGGAAAGATAAAAAGGGTTTTATAATGGTTAAACCTAGAAGAACAGGTTTCTCTTATAAAAATGCAGCATTAGTTACTCATGAATATAATTTTTATAAAGATGCTAAATGTATTATTTCAGCATTTGAAAATAAGTATTCTGATAATACTATGCAAATGACTTTAAATAATTTAAACTTTTTAGATCAAGCTACTATATGGTATAAACCTAGAAATCCTAATACTCAGGATTATGTGAAAGCAAGGCATCTTAGAAAGATGGAAGATGGTAGAGAGATTTGGGTTGGGTTTCAATCTGAAATTAAAAAGATTACTTTTAAAGATAATCCTTTTGCATCAGCAGGTTTATCAAGTTCTATATTCTTATTTGAAGAAGCTGGTATCTTTAATAATATTATAGAATCCTATAATATATCAGAACCTTGTTGGAAAGACGGTGATGATGTTATAGGCCTTCCAATTATATACGGTACAGGAGGTGATATGCTTGCAGGTACAGCAGCATTCTCAGAAATGTATTATGATCCAGATAGATTTAATTTATTAGCATTTCCTAATATTTGGGAATCTGATAAAAATAATCAAAAGTGTGGTTGGTTTTTACCATCTACTAAACAAAGATTTGGAGTTTATACAGATAAGGAAACTAAAAAAACTATTAAGTTGGTTGATGATGATGGAAATTCTAATGAAGAATATTCATTAAAATCCATATTAGATTTCAGAGAAACTAAAAAAGGTAATCCACAAGCTTATAGAGATGCTGTTACACAATATCCTTTAACACCGTCAGAAGCATTCTTAATAACAGCAGGAAACATGTTTCCTACAATGTTGTTAAATGAAAGACTTGCTGAATTAAGAGGTAATCCTAAAAAATATATAGAAGTTAATTGGATAGGTAATTTTATTATTTCTGAAGAAGGTGAATTAAGATTTCAAGCTCAGGATAATGTAATGCCTTTAAGAGATTATCCTATTAAGAAAAAACCGGATGATGATGTTACAGGTTGTATAGAAATTTATGAACAACCTCAAAAAGAGAATGATGGTAAGATAACTCCAAGAAGATATATTGTATCAGTAGATACTTTTGATGATGATCAGGCTACTACTAATTCTGTGGGCTGTGCTTTAGTATTTGATAGGTTTACAAGAAGAATTGTAGCAGAATATACAGGTAGACCACAATTAGCTAAAGATTTTTATGAAAATGTCAGGAAGTTAATTATTTATTATAATGCTATTGGATTTCCTGAAATTAATAAATTAGGGTTTGTTACATATATGGAACATAAAAAATGTTTATATATGTTAGCTGAAACACCTGTTCAATTAAGAGATAAAATTGAATGGAAACCTAATTTAAATACTTCTTATGGATTTAAAGCTACTGATAGAACTAATAGTTGGGGTAGAGAGCTAATTAGAGAATGGTTATTAGAACCTATTGAAAATGATTCTGAAATACTTAATGTAATGAGAATTAGATCTACAGGTTTAATACAAGAACTAATTAAATGGAATAAAGATGGTAACTTTGATAGAGTATCTTCATTAATAGGTGCATTAATATTAGATGTAACTATGAATAGGGAAATTATACAAGCTCAGGAAAAAAGATCAAAATCTTTTGCAGAATCTTCTTTTTGGAAAGAAAAAGGGTTTTTAAAAGATGATTATGATCCAATAACTGAAGTAAATAGCTATAAAGACAACACCCTGTTTTTTCAGAATTTGTTTAAATAAAACTAAATTTGCAACTTTAAAAAATTTATGAATAACTTAGTCATACAAGTACCCGCTCAAGCATTACCTGATTCCAAGAAAAATCTTGAGTGGGGTAAAAAATGTGTAGATGCTGGTGAAAATGTATTAATGTTTGATTCTTCTGTAGTAAGACAAACATTTTATAATAAAAAAGTAAACTACAGACTAAGAAATAACATGCTTACTGATAAAGATGTTCAGCAAGTATGTGAACCATATGGAGTAGAGTTTTCAGCATTTCCTAAAAGTATGCAACATATAGGATTAGGAAATTCTAAAATAAACACTCTTGTAGGTGAAGAAGCTAAAAGATTAGCTAGATATCCATTTCAAGCATATATATCATCTTCAGATCAAATGGGAATTTCCTCTAAAGAAGAAGATATTAAAAATTTATGGTTAACTAAATTAACTACTGTAGCTGAACAATCTATACAACAACAACTTCAAGGTGAAGATCCTCAAAAAATACAAGAAGCTATTCAACAGGAATTAGCTAAATATGATAAGTATTTGAAGTATAATTATCAGGATTTAAAAGAAATAGCTGCTAATAAAATCTTAAAATATGAATACAAGAGATTAAAAGTAGCTGATGTATTTCTAAGATCTTGGGAAGATTTCTTAATTGCTGGTGAAGAAGTAGTTTGTATTGAAGAATTAGGTAATGATATTGTATTTAGAAAAGTAAATCCATTATATTTATTTACTATTCAATCTCCTGAAACTTATAAGATTGAAGATGCAGATTGGATTGTAGAATATACAATGATGTCTGTAGGGCAGGTAATAGATTATTATTATGATTACTTAACTAAAAATGAAATTGATACTTTAGAACAAAGTAAGGAATATACTACTATGAAAACTGGTGGTATTCAAATGGCTTACAATAGAGATATTACTGTTGAAGAAAGATTTGGATATACAGCAGGTGAATTGTTCATACCTAATCAAATAGCTACACATTATTTTGGAGGTGCTTATGACCAAAGAGGTAATGTCAGAGTAATGAGAGTATGTTGGAGATCAAGAAGAAAAATAGGTAAATTAGATTATTTTGATGAATATGGTGTAGTACAATCTAAAATAGTAGACGAGTATTATAAGATAGATGAAGCTCAGGGAGAAACTGTTAATTGGTTATGGATTAATGAATGGTGGGAAGGTACTAAAATAGCTAATGATATTTATGTAAAAATTAGACCTATTCCATATCAATCAAGAAGTATGTCTAATTTATCAGAAAGTAAACCTCCTTATGTAGGTATTATGTGTAATACTAATAATTCAAGAGTAATGTCTTTTATGGACAGTATGAAACCAATGGATTATTTGTATGATGTATTCTTTCATAGATTAAACTTAGCTATATCTAAATATAAAGGCCCTATGTTGGGTATTAATGTTAGTATGATACCTTCAGAGTGGGATCCTTTAAAATGGATGCAATATTTAGAATCAACAAATGTAGCATTCTTAGATCCTACTAACGAAGTATTAAAAGGACCTCTTACTGGTAAATCAGCAGGTACATATAACCAAATGTCTATTCAAGCTATTAATCTTGAAATGGGTCAATATATTAGACAACATGTTGAATTGTTATCTTTTATTAAACAACAATTAGATTTAATTTCAGGTGTTAATGAATATAGACAAGGTGATATTAAAGGTGATGCTAATGTAGGTACATCCAATATGGGATGGACTGCATCAAACTCTATGACTGAAAAATACTTTGCACTACATAATTCTTTTAAAAGAGATTGTATGCAAAGATTACTTGAAGTAGCCAAGTATGTATGGAAGAAAAATCCTCATAAAGCACAATATGTAGGTGATGATATGATGGCTGAAATCATATCTGGATATGATGAATTTGTAGAATCTGAATATGATATTCATATAGATGATGGTCCAAATACACAAGAATTACTTCAAGCCCTTAATCAATTGGCTCATGCAGCAATGCAGACAGGTCAAATTAAATTTAGAGATATTATTGAAATTTATAAAAAAGATAGTATTTCTGCTTTATCAAGATATTTGGAAGAAGCTCAGGATGCTGTTATTGAAGAACAACAGCAAATGCAGCAAATGCAAAATGAGCATGAAGCTAAATTGAAAGAACAGGATTTACAATTAAAACAAGCTGAATTTGAATTAGAGTATGAAAAATTAAATAGAGAAGATAATAATAAACAATTAGATAGGGAAAATAAAATTTATATTGAAACAATTAAAGCAATGGGATTTGCCCAAGAT